GGCAAGACAGCGTTCAAGAAAAGTGAACCAGGTCATGGTGCTGAGAAAAAAGGTAAGGGCGAAGTAGGCGGCGTTGATAAGAGAAGTCTTATTGGCGGGCGCAATTAATTAGAAGATGACATTGAAAAATATGTTATATCTCCGAGAGAATCTCAGTTTCAACGAAGCAAAAATGATCGTTGAGTCTGATGACAAAGACGGGAAGAGCTTATACATGTCCGGGATTTGTATCCAGGGCGGTATACGTAACGCTAACCAGCGTGTCTACCCTGTGAATGAGATTGGCAAGGCTGTCAAAACCCTAAACGATCAGATTCAAAACGGTTATTCAGTTCTCGGAGAAGTAGATCATCCAGATGATCTAAAAATTAACCTGGACCGAGTCAGCCACATGATAACAAATATGTGGATGGACGGCCCTAACGGTTACGGGAAGTTGAAAATACTTCCTACCCCAATGGGACAACTAATTCGCACAATGCTGGAAAGCGGAGTGAAATTAGGAGTTAGCAGTCGCGGATCCGGAAACGTCAAAGATGACGGCTCCGGTGAAGTATCGGATTTTGAGATTATCACAGTAGATATGGTAGCTCAACCCAGTGCGCCTGGCGCATACCCAACACCAATTTATGAACACCTGATGAATAGTCGCGGTGGATTAAATGCCTTACGCATAGCGCAAGAGGTGAAAGGTGATCCTAAGGCACAGAAATATCTCAAAGAGAGCTTATTAAATATAATAAGCAAACTCCAATAATAAGGAGAATCACATGTTGGATGCACTAAAATCGTTATTTGAGAACAATGTGATTTCAGAAGAGATCAAAGAGTCAATTGAAACCGCTTTCGAGGGTCGTATCAACGAAGCTCGTGAACAAGTGGCTGTTCAATTACGCGAAGAATTTGCTCAGAAGTACGAGCATGACAAGAACACTATGATTGAAGCTGTTGATCGCATGATCACAGACCAATTAGCTAGTGAACTTGTTGAATTTGCTGACGACCGCAAGCAATTAGCCGAAATGAAAGTCAAGTATGCTAAGAAGATGAAGACAGAAAGCGCAGTTATGAAGCAATTCGTAACACGTCAACTAGCTTCTGAAGTATCTGAGTTACATGAAGATCAAAAGGCAATGGCTAGCAAGTTTGGTAAATTAGAACAATTCGTAGTAGAAGCTCTTGCTCAAGAAATTACAGAATTTTACAAAGACAAACAAGACTTGGCTCACACCAAAGTTCGTTTAGTTCGTGAAGGTCGCGAACAACTTAAGAAAGTTAAACACCAGTTTGTAGAACGTGCAGCAGGAATGGTTGATCGTGTTGTTAGTGAAAGCCTAAACGCTGAACTATCATCATTGAAAGAAGACATTGATGCCGCTCGTAGAAACGACTTCGGTCGTAAGTTATTCGAAGCTTTTGCTTCTGAATATCAAACTAGTTACCTTTCTGAGAAATCAGAAACTGCAAAATTACTCAAGGTCATAGACATGAAAGAGTTAGCAATTGCTGAAGCCGCGCAAGCTGCCGCAGACGCTGTTGCTCTAGTAGAAAGTAAACAAGCAGAAATTGTGTCTTTGAAAGAAGCACAGACAAGAAAACAAATCATGAGTGAATTACTTGCTCCTCTAAACACAGAGCAACGTGATATCATGGGTGAATTAATGGAGAGTGTAAAGACTACTAAACTTAACGAAAGTTTTGAGAAGTATCTTCCATCAGTTATTTCTGGTGGTAAAGCTCCGCAGAAGAAACAGGCACTAGTAGAGGCTAAAGAAATTACCGGAAACAAAGTTTCCAACAGCAACCGTAGCAGCGAGGTAGACAACAATATCGTTGATATCCGTCGCCTAGCTGGACTAAAATTTTAAGGAGAAATTAAATGTCAGAACTACTTAATGGCCGTTGGGCAGAAACTAAAGAAGCCCTATTAGAAGGCTTATCAGGCACTAAAAAATCAGTAATGGGTGTTACACTTGACAATACTCGCAAGTATTTGATGGAATCCCCAACTGCTGGTGCCACTTCTGCCGGCAACGTCGCAACACTAAATCGCGTGATTCTTCCAGTAATCCGTCGCGTTATGCCAACCGTTATCGCTAACGAGTTAGTTGGTGTACAACCAATGACTGGACCAGTTGGCCAAATCCATACTCTACGTGTTCGTTACGCAGACAATGGCAATGGCGTTGTAGCTGGTGAAGAGGCTCTAAGCCCATTCAAAATTGCTGAAAGTTACTCAGGTAACAACGCAGATCCAGCGAAAGCCGCTTCTACAGCAACTCTTGAAGGTGCTGCAGGTAAGCGTATGTCAATTCAGATCTTGAAACAGACTGTTGAAGCCAAGACACGTAAGTTAAGTGCTCGTTGGACTTTCGAAGCTGCACAAGATGCTCAAGCTCAGCAAGGTATTGATATCGAAGCTGAAGTTATGGCTGCATTGGCACAAGAAATCACAGCTGAAATCGACCAAGAAATTCTTGCTTCATTAGCAAGTTTAGCTGGTTCAGCAACAGAAGTTTATGACCAAGCAAACGTTAGCGGTACAGCTACATTCGTTGGTGACGAGCATGCCGCATTGGCAGTTCAAATCAACCGTGTATCTAACTTAATCGCTCAGCGTACACGTCGTGGTGCTGGTAACTGGGCAGTAGTAAGTCCATTTGCTTTAACCATTCTACAATCTGCTACTACAAGCGCATTTGCTCGTACAACAGAAGGTACATTCGAAGCTCCTACAAACACTAAGTTTGTTGGTACATTGAACTCAGCAATGAAGATCTATGTAAACAGCTACGCAAACGACAGTACAGACGTATTGATCGGTTACAAAGGTTCATCAGAGTCTGATGCGGCAGCATTCTATTGCCCATACATTCCATTGATGAGCAGTGGTGTTGTTTTAGATCCATCAACATTCGAACCAGTCGTATCATTCATGACACGTTATGGTTATGTTGAGTTATCAAATACAGCTTCTTCTTTAGGTAATGCAGCTGACTACCTAGGTAAAGTTGATTAGCTAAACTTAACGTTTCCGTAAGTTGTGCTTAGACCAACTTTACCTAGGTAGTCAGCTGCATTACCTAAAGAAGAAGCTGTGTTTGACAACTCAACATAACCATAACGTGTCATGAATGATACGACTGGTTCGAATGTTGATGGGTCAAGTACAACACCACTGCTCATTAGAGGAACGTAAGGGCAATAGAATGCCGCTGCGTCTGACTCGCTTGAACCTTTGTATCCAACAAGAACGTCGTCGGATGTGCTGTATGTGTTAACATAGATCTTCATAGCATTGTTCAATGTACCAACAAACTTAGTGTTTGTAGGTGCTTCGAATGTACCTTCTGTTGTACGAGCAAATGCGCTTGTAGTAGCAGATTGTAGGATTGTCAATGCTGTTGGGCTTACAACTGCCCAGTTACCTGCGCCACGACGTGTACGCTGGGCGATTGTGTTAGCAACACGGTTGATCATAACTGCTAAAGCAGCATGCTCATCACCAACGAAAGTAGCAGTACCAGAAACAGCAGCTTGATCGTAGGCTTGTAAGTTTTGCGTACCAGCTAGTGTTGTTAAAGATGCAATGATCTCTTGATCAATCTCAGCTGTGATCTCTTGTGCAAGAGCAGCCATGATTTCTGCTTCGATGTCAATACCTTGTTGGGCTTGTGCATCTTGTGCAGATTCGAATGTCCAGCGAGCTGACAATTTACGTGTCTTAGCTTCAACTGTTTGTTTCAAGATCTGGATGCTTAGTCTGTTACCAGCAACACCTTCTAGACCGGCTGTGGCAGCTGCCTTACCAGTTGAAGTATTGCCAGAATATGCTTCAGCAATCTTGAATGGGCTTAACGCCTCTTCACCAGCAACTGCACCAGAAGCTCCAGAACCTGCTGTGTCGCTATAGCGAACACGTAAAGTGTGGATTTGACCGACTGGACCAGTCATTGGTTGTACACCAACCAACTCGTTAGCGATAACGGTTGGCATTACACGTCTGATGACGGGTAGAATAACTCTGTTTAGAGTTGCGACGTTTCCGGCAGAAGTAGCACCACCTGTTGCACTTTCAGCTAGATACTTACGAGTATTTTCTAGCGTAGTTGCCATTACAGATTTCTTTGTGCCTTGAAGGCCTTCTAAAAGAGCTTCTTTAGTC